TTTTTTTTTTTTTTTTAATATCAAACATTTTATTAAACTTTCATTAATCGTGTGCCAAAACATAGCAGGAACATTGAGACACGGACAACATGTCGCACCATTGAAGGTTGCCGCGTGAAGCTTCCAACAATTCCATCAAAGATGGATATACTGCATAATTGCCGATAGCGTCGTCAATAGATGTAGGGACATCACTTCCTGTCAGTACATACCCTACTCCTTGGATGAACAACGCCCGGCTTTGTCCACTGGGATGAACAACAACAAAGATGCGACTGCCGGGACAGGACAAAATGTCGTGCTGTGATGAAAAGCGCAATAACCACTTGCCGTCAACGGCCTTTTGTTCACTCTCCTTGTAATCCAGGTGATGAATGTAGGAAAGGTTCTCTAGAGTTTTCAAATCTATAAAAGCTGCGGCTTTATCCAAACCCTTACCATCATTAATAACTCTTTCCAACAAAGTACGCTGAAAATTGAGGGTCACTTGGCCCACGCTGATATCATCATACTCTTGGAGCCACTGATAATGCGCACGAATCCACGTTTGATGTTGCTTGTAAAGCTCTGGATCCTTTTGTATCATTTCATGCAATACTTCTGTTTCTTCTGATGCGTCCGGTGACAACTGACATCTCGCATGGTACGCTTCCTCATCGCTTCGCTTGGTGGGCTCCACGTCGTGAAAAGAATGGCGTCGACTCATCTGTAGGAGTAAAAAATAAAAGTGGAAAAGTTATTGGTTAGCTAACATACCGCCGCCAAATCCGAACAACAAGTACAAGAGCCAGTACGTGGCCATAGATGCAATAAATGTAAACAACATGGTTACTGGAATGCTACCGGATACTTCAATTTCATTATCAAACGCATCTTTAACCGCAATACTGAAAACCACAATGATCATATTCGCCATGGCATTCAAGACAAAGGCCATGGGAATAGTTGTTGCGCGTAGATGGTGAAATAAGGACTTCATTTGTTCTTATGTATAGAAAGAAAGAAATGTGGGTTATTCTCTCCACTATCCTGCTCCTACTTATCTTGTTCTTCGTGTTCAAGAAAGTAAAGATACCTTGCAAGAATACTTTACCCTGGTGGAACTTATTGAATTCCTTAAACCATGCCAATGTTATTCACCTGGTGACGAATCTCGCTGCCATGTTGTTGTTGTTCCCCGAAGAAAAGCGCTACGGAAGTATTGAATACTTGATTGTGACGCTAATTCTCCTGGTCTTGACTGCCTTACTGGAAAGTTTGATTGGTATTTGGCAACCTAAATGTGTTGTAGGCTTTAGCGGTGTTATTTATGGTCTCCTGGGATATTACTTGGTCAGAGGACGCTTTAACTGGGGAATGTTGGGCGCCTTCTTATTAACTATCATCTACCCTATCTTCATGGGTGGGTCGAAAGTTGCATGGCTAGAACATCTTTTGGGGTTTGCGCTGGGCCTGGGGATAGGAGCCATCAGCCGCTTTGCTCTAAAGCTCCCACGTAAGCTTACTGTATCTAAACCATCAACCGTAAACCAAAAAGTCTTTGGCTTTGCGTAAAAAAAAAAAGTTTTTTATAAAGAAAAAAAAACACCCACATACATGCCTCCCAAACGATGCCCACCAGGTTGCACCAAAGTTACCTCCAAGAAGACTCGTAAGAGCCCCAAGAAGACTCGTAAGAGTCCCAAGAAGACCCGTAAGAGTCCCAAGAAGACCCGCAAGAGCCCCAAGAAGACCCGTAAGAGTCCCAAGAAGACCCGTAAGAGCCCCAAGAAGACCCGTAAGAGTCACAAGAACCCTTGGATTGAAGCTGTGACAAAAGCTCGTAAAGAATTAGGCATCACTGGATTCGCCCCAGTTAAAAAGGGATCTGAACTGTATAAGTTAGCTAAGAAATATCATCAATCTTGAAGAAGGCTTCGTGCCACGAAAAAAAAAAATATTAACATAATAATAAACTTTCAACACCTATACCCATGCCAAGATCTAAGTCTCCCAAAAGAAAGAATTCTAAATCTCCCAAAAGAAAGAATTCTAAATCTCCCAAGAGAAAGGGGTCCAAAAAGAGATCCAAGTCTCCCAAGTCTCCCAAGTCCAGCAGAAGCATTGCCCCCAAAGGTTACCGAACGTTTGTGAGGGTAGTTGATGGTGAATCGCGGGGTCGTTATAAGATCAAAAAGAATCAGAAACCAACCACTGCCGCTAAGCGTGCTTACAGCAAAGCGTGCGGTAAGGCTAAAACATGTCCCGCAACAGTTATAACTGTGCGAGATACCACCAAAGGAGGCAAATTGCATGGCAAAGAATACAAAATCCAGGCTAAAAAGGTTAATGGTAAAATTAAAATGGGTAAACAACGTAAGCCCTCTTCTTACAACAAGTTTATGGCGAAATTCGTAAAAAACGAGCGACGCCCAAACGAAAGTCACCAAATGGTATTTTATCGTGGTGCCAAAGCTTGGAGGCAACGCAAGAAGTTGCGCAAGGCCGCCGGTCTCAGCAAGTAAAAACTCAGAGAATTATGTGTCTGAAAATATTCTAGAGTTTTATAGCAAAGTAAAATAAACAAATATGGATCCTCAAACTCAAAGCTCTCTTTTGCACGCCCTCCGTGTGCTGGCCAGTATCAACAAGCAAGATCGCATTGGCACCCAAGGCAGTATTTACCTAGAATCTGGGAACAGTCTGATGGTAGCGCTCTCACGTTGGTATTATGGTGAATCACGGACTACAAACTTTGAAATGATTGAAAAAATCTTGAAAGATGCATTAGATTTATGTGAAAAACTCTTGGAGAACCGGGAAATGCTCTTGAAGAACAATGCTCAGGACCTCACGCTCTTGGAGAACTCCCAACTCTTGACACGGTTTCAGGCGGAGATTAAAGGTGCACTTATGGGCACTGCCAACTTGGCGACGACGTATGCCGATGATGCTAGCGCTGTAGCCCGGCTCTTTACTATGAACCAGACCGCACGCAACCACTTGCAACGCATTAGCTTGCACTTCCAGAAACTAGTAGAACCACCAAATGAAGAATAATAATCTTGAATTAACATCAAAAAAAATGTCATTTTCTGAGTGCAAGCCGGTTAATGCTGGCGTCATCAATGCTTGTCAAGTCAACGTGGCTAATAACTTACGTGTGCGTGGTAATACACAACTATGTGGTGATGTAACAAACTGTGAAGGTGAACCATTATATTCATGGTTTATAGAAGCTGCCACGGGTCCCACAGGACCACCGATTAGTGGACCTATTGAGGTTTTAAATCGTGATACCGTCCGTATCTACAGTAATTCACTTGATATTAATACAACCCCGGGCAGTGTTTTGGTTGATATTGAATTGCCTACTGGTATGGCATCTACAGGACCCACGGGTATAACAGGAGCCACGGGTGAGGATGGCCTTGACGGTGCCACGGGTGCCACGGGCGCCACAGGAACTGCGGGTAAGAATGGTCTCAATGGTGCCACAGGTCCAACAGGTTTAGGTCTAGAATGTGTAAGTCTTGTTACCGTTGGTGCCACTAGTGCATCGGCTCCGATTTTGATACCCACAGGGGCCGCCTGTCATGTTCGTTCAATTATTGTTGGTAGAGATTCTACCTTAGTGGATGCTGCAAGCTGGGTTCAAGATTGTTTATTTACAGCAGATGGACTTGGTGCCGTCACAGCTGTCGGTCCATGTGTGACTAGTTTTTATTCTGCCACACCCGGTGCCACAGGATGGACAGGAACAATTGGACCAAATGCCAAGTTTCAAGTAGAAGGATCTGTAGCAGGCGTAACTGGAGCTAGTATTCGTTGGACGATTTGTTATGAGCGGGTTTGTGCGCCTTGAATTGCTTTGCCAATGACATAAAGCAATATAATTAGTCCCCCACACAATAAGGCGATACCTGGACCTGCTAAATTCCAATTAAAGCTACTAACATCTTTCTTAAGACCAACTGTTGGTGGCATAACATCCAAGATACGATAGCCAGGTCCAACAATCGTACCGTAAAGTTCATCATCATCCCACAGTTCTAGAGAATCAGGATTAGCTACATTTAAGGTCCATCCACCGTCTACCTCACCAGGGTTTAAGCTAACAGTTAGTACACGTCCTTCCAATGGACTCAGGTCCTGAAATTGCTCTGACGATAAGGTCCATTCGCCTTGACGATAAATGTAAACTTGCACAGTGTCTGGCTGCACCCAAATATCTCCGTCTTCCGGACCTGTGACAGGGTCATCCATATCCACGTAAACCTCTGGTCTCTCCAACCATTCCGGTATATCTGTTACCAAGGGTGCCGGGTCAGGTACATAATCAAAATATTCACTCTGGCTGGGTGCATCCGGTTCTTCCCGGTAGGTAAAGCCCCCACAGGTCTCTTGAGTATCACATGTAGACGCAGTATAGTTATAGGTTTGTTTTTCTTCTGTAGATGTAGGTGGATAATCCAATGTCGCATAACTGTAGATTAATAAGCGCTTCACCGTACCGGTTGAAGCCCACCATACGAGCAGAGCACCACCCGCCCACAGTAGAGGTACAAGAGCTGCAATTATAAATTTAAGCAACTTGAACAGCGGCGGCAGGATAAAGATTAACATAGCCACTCCAATAATTAAGATACCCGCAATCACAAAGCCCCACCAATCCCAAACATTTTCCGTAGCTGTGGCTCTGGAACTCTGAGCTACATAGGTTTGTAAGTCTTGCATTGCTTGAAATTCATTCCCAGAGAGGCCCACACAATTCATATATATATCAACTATAGCTCTCTGTGACACGTTGGAGAGTTTTACGTCCCCTCCCACTATATGAATAGAGATAGCTTGTTGAGTAGTGCTAGTCACATTACAGACCTGTTCCACTGTAGAATTTAGACTAAGGCCAGCAGATAAGTAAGATCGTAACACATTTTCTGCATCTGCCCACTGGTACCAAGGTAAGTTTTGCGTGGCATCCTTACCTATCTCTATAATTTCTTGGGCAATTTCTGCTTGGTAGGCCTCGGTGTTGAAGGCTTGAAAGAATTCTTGCACATTCAGATTAACCTGTATGGTTTGATCGATGTCCCGCAGGTCCACGTCACCCCCAATGTCACCAACGTCAATGAATTGTATGTGATTACTTGTCACAGTTGCGGAAGTTAAAATATTGGAACCTATCTTTGTGTAGACATTAATGGTTTCTTCGAGAACATCGAACTCCGTCATGCTTGTTTCTTCTTTATTACAATCCTGTAGATTATATACACTACGCCCACCAAAGCCATAATACCCCCAACCACACTTAAGATCAGAACCGTGGTGGTATCCAGCCCTCCCGAGGTTTGATGACACACATCTTGGCACTCTCTTAGACTAGTGTAGCAATTATCGCCGGAGCAAATAGCTTCTTGACATAGGCCATTGCGATCACAGTACCATCCTTGACGAGCTTCACACTTACCATCACAATTAGACGTAGTGTAACAACCATCATCTCCTACCTCACACTCTGTTCGCCTACAATCACCACTTATACACATGTAAGTGTTTTGTTCATTAAAATCACACTTGACATCCTGGGTCAGGTTGTCAATAACCACACTGCCCCCAATATCATTCACAACTTGAATAATTGACCTACAGGCATTTGGACATTCTTCAATCTCTTGCAGGGTGGAAGGAACATGATACCTATCCGGGTTTCTACAAGGTTCCCACCAACACGCATCACTACCCCATTGTCCACCTTGAATTACTTGATAGGTCGAGTCATTCTCACGATTAAGACATCGACACTCTTCCAAATTGGGTTGTGGGTTACGGTTACAGATATAGTTACCCACATCGTCTTTTTTGATATCACTCAAGCTTGAGTACCACAATTGACATGTAGGTTCTGTATAAATCCTAGTTTTATCTTGTCCCGGATCTACTTCCCCACATACAGCACGCATAACCAAGTAAGCATCATCTCCATCCGCTTGAAAATTTTGCAACCAGTTATCCCGTTGTTGTATAGTATCAATACGATTAAGATCATACGTACAGAACAACGTTTTAGCGCCACCACCAGGATTTGGCCAACCATCCCTGAAAGCGGCACTTCCTTCAATGTATGAAGGTAACCCTGCCTCGGAAAATCCTACAGACTCTCTACATTGGTCTTCATTAGGTGGTGTACATCTAGAACCAGAATATTGCCAATCTGTGTACGTCCCCGACCAACGACAGGGTGTACCATACGTATGATTCTCCCATTCGGTTTCCCACCCGCCGGTCTGAGCACCAACTCCAGTTACTTCTTCAGTCATGTTGTTTTTTAATATTATTTTTACTTTTTCCCAAGTTCCAAAAATGCAAAAACAAGAAACCCCACTAGAGCTACTCCCAGGGAAATAATGCCTATGATTAAGCCAAGATTATCCGATCCTGAACTGGTTTCCGTGGTAGGACATTTTTGTTGACACAGAGTTTGATTTTCATGTTCTCCCATTTGATCTAAGCGACAGTCCCCGGAGACACAAGCATAACGAGAGGAGCAAGCCCCACCACAGTTAGAGTATGCATAACAGTTCGGTTCTCCCAAGTCACATCCAACTTGCTGACACAGGCCGTCGAGACAGCGGTATCGACTCTCATACGCCGCCTGACAGGTTCTCTCACATTCACTCTGAGATGCGAAACAATTCGTATCACATTCAGCGCAAATACCGGGCTTACAATCGGCTTGAATACAGTGACCACCCAAACAAGAATAGGTCGAGCCTTGTACTAGGTCCCCAAAGTCACAATCCACGGTCTGAGTAACGTTGGAAATATCTACATCACCCTCAACATCCGCAATAATGTTGACAGCGGTTTCACAAATATCTGGGCATACTGTAGAATCAATGTCCGAAGGAATCCAGGCACGATTAGCATTCTTACAGGGCCAATACCAACAACCAGGGTTCGCCGCCAGAGAATCCACCAACAAGGTGTATAAGGGGTCCAAGCTACGGTCAATACATTTACATTCTTCCAGGGGTTCCGTTGCCGGTGAAGAATTCCGACAAACCGTGGTGCCAATGGCGTTCGCATAGCCTGGCCTGCGGCGACTAACATCATTCAACCAAGTCCGACATCGATTACCGTCCGGAGTAGCCTGAAAAAACCTCGAACACTTGGGCATCGTTCTCCCAGATCCATCGGCCGACAGGAGGCACCCAGAGTCTTGGACCTGGGAACAATAAGAGGTCATTAAACGATCTTCATTCTCTTGTGTTAGGTTGATATTTTTGTTGCGCAACTCTTGCATCTGAGCTTCCGTATTAATTTTACGCACATCATAAGCGCAGAATAATGTTTTTGTCGTTTGACCTTCAGACTGACTGGTCCCCGTAAAATAGGCATCAAATAAGGCATCATCTCTCTCACCCAACTCGCAAAATGGGCGATCTGGCAGTGCACAATCCCAATAACTACTACCTATACCATAGGTGTGTCGCTTGACAGGCCATTCTATAAATTCAGCATTATTGTAATTACGATGTGTTGGACATGGATTTTGTTCATCCACTCTCCAGAAATCAGTGTTATTAGGTTTAGTACTATGCTGGCAATAATGATTCCGCTGTGTAAAACTACCAGTAACCACTTTATTATCTGGGATATCTACATCCGGGGTCCGATACGTACAATCAGTCATTTTTTTTTACGGTTTTACTATGTAACGCAAGATAATGAATACAATTACTCCCAAGAGTAAAGCCGCACCCAAAATCGCCAACACCACGATATAGATTTTGGGCGTACCAGCAGGATTACCGCACGCTTCTTGACATTGTCCCAACGTACCATAGCACGTCTCTTCATTAATATTGCATGTACTTAGGGAACATTGACCTCCAGAACAGCGATAATTCGATGAACATGCCCCACCACAAGTATCCGTGGGAAAACAATTATCTTCACCTACCCCACAGGTCCCTTGTTGACAGATACCTTCTATGCACCTAAAGTTTGTGGCATTACACTCTTTTTCACAATCGTCACTAGCGTAACAATTAACATCAAGCCCTAGAAGACACGAAGATTCTTGACACAGACCATTCTGACAACTGTAAGTCGTATCTACCAAGTCACTAAAATCACAACTCACATTCTGTACAATGTTGTCTAGGTTCACATCGCCTTCGACGTCTCCAACGACCTGGACCACAGCTTGACAAATATCCGGACAAGACGTTGTATCAATGTCTGGTGGAATCCATGCATGAGTAGCATTCTTACACGGTCGGTACCAACACCCAGGATTACTCTCGACACCTTGAGCTTCCAGACCCTCTGCTACGGCTAAGTAATCTTCGTCTTGCCCACGTTCATAACAAGCACACTCATCCAAATCACCATGAGCCGCACATAAATTCTCCACAACCTGTTCTGCGCGAATTGGATCACGGTCATATAGGTCACCCCACCATAACATGCAAGGGCTCATGGACTGATAATATCCAGAACATTGGGCCATGGCTTCTGGCTTCAGACCTGCGGTTAATTCACAACCTTCTGTGCGCAACTGGGCGCATTGTTCTTCCATAAAGTCATCATATTCTTCTTGATTCATTTTTTTTTTCCTTTTATTTCTTGTTTCAACTTTTTATGTGATAAGGCAAAGGGTATAAAAATGTTGGCAACAAAATTAAACAAAATGTCATCTCTCACTGATTGTAAATCTGCTCATTTTCAAACGGTTACGGCCTGTCAGATAAGGGCCGGTCAATTTCTTACCAGCGACGGCAAAGAAGTAGGTACTTTTACAGTGGAGGGTACCACAGGTCAAAGTGTAGCTGTCGGTCCAGGTGATACTCTTCAATTTGAATCTGACACCTTGGACATTAATGTACAACCGGGAAGCGCTAAAGTCATTATTAATCAGGCGGCTGGACCTTTTATTATCCGGGGCGGCCTGTCAGAATCAGATTTTTATAATGCAGGAGACGCTAGATGGTATACTTTCTCAGCCACCAGTACATCAATTAGCGACACGATTAATACGGCCTTAGCACCTCTCCCCGAATCAGATACTCCCGAGGGTATTGGTCATTTAACAGTTCCATTTCCTTTAACTAAAGTGACCATCGTAGGATCTATCAGTTATTTTGGAACTCCTGAGGTATATGATCGTATTTTGGTGCGAGTATTCGACAAACAATACTTGCCTCTAAGCGACATTGTGGAATATAAGTTTGATAGCACACCAGTTGGTCAACCGAGAAGTTTCATGTTTACAGTCCCTTTAAGCACACCTCTGCCTGCTGTAACACCGTTCTACGTTGGATTTCAACAAGGTCCCACCGGGGCAAGTTGGACTTATGTAATCCATGTTTATGCTTAAAGTTTGACTACATTAACTTTATAATGTTTACTATATCATTAAAACAAAGACAATGTCACCTATATTCTTGGGAATCTTACTGTATTTTATCGGTGTAGCCGCGGTTATTGGTATAACCTTTGCTTTTGGTGAAGGTCTCAGATCTACGGGAGATAAACCAGGCAAAAACACAGGGAATAATGGAAATAGTGACAACACAACTACAGGGAACACTGGGACCAATGGAAATAGTGACAAAACAACTACAGGGAACACTGGGACCAATGGGAACACGGAGACTACAGAGACCAATGGCAACCAGGGGACACCAAATACCATTGTTTTTGAGGGCGTACAGTACAGTGGTTGGGCCGACTTCCAAGAAAGGTTTTTTGACCAGAATGTCTGTTATAGTACCAGCACTTTAGAATTGGGTGGAGAGTTGGGTGGACAATGGGTTGCTGCGGAATGTAAAGCGGGTGGAGGTACCTTAGAGATGCAAATCTACGACTATGTACCCCAGACTCGAGAATTAATGCTTAATGGTGAACCAGTAGCTCAAGTATTCCAAGATATCGCGAATGAAACTTTACAGTGGGATTTTTACATAAGTCCGGACGACGGTGGTACTTCAACCAGGTACTTGCCCAATGACCGCGGTGCCTATGATATCCAAGGTCGCGGTATTTTAGACCCCAGTGCGCTTGGGACATTATTAATGCCCTTATCGTGTGTTGCCGAATAATTTCTTTTTTTTCCAATTTTTAGATGGGCAACAATACTTCCAAGCCCGAAATTGAGCTTAGACTCTGGGGACATGTGGATTCCCCGGAAGTTCAAGTGTGGGAGAGACGTCATTTACATGGACCATATGCTCACTGGCTATGTGCACATCAACCACGCATTGTGTACGTTCCGGATACACTTACGCGTCAAAATGGATCCTTACGTCGCTCTGGCCCTCTCTTTAATCCTGGTAAGTCTACTGGCGTCTGGTCTGGTCATCAAATGGGCCAGGGAGAGGCACGTTCACGAAGAGCTCACGCCAATCTTGATGACTACTATTACAAAGTGGGACAATGATACTGGACCTTCCGGACATTCTCCAAGAAGTTCTCCTCTACGTGGATCTTTGCGATGCCAGACAACTTCTTCTACTGTGTAAAGGACAGGACGTAAACTTACGCAGCATTTACAGGCGATTAACTTGGATATGGATAAAACCATATTATCCAAAATACATCCCCATTTATAATTTGCCTTTCAGTATACGTAGAGATATATATGAAAGAAAGGATCATGGTGCACATTTTAAGGGTCCAGCCAAAGTTTGGTGGAATGTAAGTTTTGAGGAGGAAGATTTTATTATGGGAGCCACGCTCTTCAATGAGACCACTGGTTCCATTTACAGATTTTACGTTAAACAACCACAGAAGAGTCTTGTTTATTGGTCTGATTCCGGAGCATCACAAGCTTGACGAACGTTGGGCTCGGGAACTTCGCGACCTTTGGGGCTTCCAGGACCTTTGGGAGCTTCCAGGACCTCTTCGGAAAGATCATAGATCCGCTTTTCACGCTTGGCGTACTGTACATAGGTACACCTAGCATCGCTCGTGGGAACTTGTAAGCGCGCACCATAGAGGGTAATAAATTCCGGCAATTTTTCGTCAGCCGGGACCTTCCAGACCACAGACAAGTGTTCTTTACCCAGTTCATCCGTGTAGTATCCAATATCCGCACCTGAAATCTTCTTCTCTTCTTCCAATTTCCACTCTTCCGGTGGATCCATGGCCATGCTGCTAGAACTTCCATGACACCATCGTGTCTCCAGATGCGATGGAGTCTTATAATCCACGCCAGCTTGCAGATCGAAGAAACGGGCAAACTCTTCTGGATCAACTCGGTACTTGGAACTTGGGCCTTCAAAGAAATGGTGTTGACGGATGATGTGCGGCAGCAAAGACCCCCACTTCATATACTTACCATCTCTTTCCACAAGAATATCATCGGCACCATATTCGTATCCGTAGTACTTCTTGTCCTCTGAAATCTGAAAAGGGCAACGGTGCGAACCACCCCAGGAGAATTGGGTAACCGTAAAGGGACCCACTGGAGCTTGAATTACCCGTTGCAAGCACCAACCGTCCGCACATACAATAAGACCTTGGGGTAAAATAAAATCATCCAAACTTGGTTGATCAGCAGCTTTCCCAAACAGCTTAGACATCATTGCAATTATGCTAGACCAATGCATTGGGTTGCGCGCTTGGCGACATCGAATCTGTAAATCTTCCATAAAATCCGCCAGTTGATCATGCGTCAAACCCAGAGACTCCAAAGTCTTGGTATCCGCATCAATCACAGCTTTCAGAGATTCTTCGGATCCCAGCATTGGCGTTTCCGTTAAGCGACAACGGTCTTCAACTACCTGAACATCCTTGACTTCTGACAACTTGGTGGTACACGGCATGATTTCACAAAAAAAGTAACATACAGTCCGAGACCGAACCTTTATTATTTGACCTACGTTTATCTGGAAATTTCACAAGGTGCCAGGTCCATAAATTGTTTTGCCAGGTCTTCTCTCGAAATAAATGTTGGTGATTCACCAATAGCTATTTGATCCACAATTACACCCCTCGCTTCTTCTGCTGTCAGCTTTGAACACCACTTGGATCTAGTTCATCACATGGTTTCTTTCCCCTGAGCCGCATAGTATATTGCTGGTGCATTTTTTTGGCATCGATGGATTTTCCTGGATTTAAACTTTTAGCATCCATGCAGCCACACACATACAGTAAGGCCTCGTGACGTTCACATATCTCAGAACCTTTAGGATATTCGTTCTTAAGAATGCCAGTAATCAAGACCCTAAAATAGTTTTGTACCGTCTGTCGCCCCTGAAAGGTCATATCTTCCGGAAAATTTAACGTTACCACCTTCTTCCTTTTTATCTCCATTGCATTCTTTAACCAGCCTTGCACAGTATGGCTCAAGTGTGAATCCACACCAGGCAAACCAAAAAATACTGAAGGCTCCTTAACTTCCTCCAGTGGCTCAAATTGTTTTAGTTCATTCCATATTTCCTGACATCTGAGCCACTCTCGGGTGCGCGTTAAAGGTTTCCATATATCTTTATCATACACTTTTTTAAAGTCTTGCACCAACTTGTTATATACCTCTTTTTGTTCCTTTTTGACAGTTGCTGCTACTTGACGCAACTGTTCTTCAAACTCAGGATGTTCCCACGGATCAGATATGGTAAAAAGATAATAATCCAGGTGGGAATACCTGACCACCGATAGCTCCCGCGGAAGCTCTGTGTAAAAGAATAACTTGAACTTAGGAGCCAAGCGCCGCCACGTTGTCAGGAACTCAACACATGAGGTCCAAACGCGCCCTGCCGGTTCTAATGTGCTTAGGTTCATACTGTATAATGTCTTATTCAACTCTACTCGTTGTTTCTTATAATCTTTAGCCTCCTGAACGTATTGTTCATTAAATTTGCTCAAGGCCGCAGCAACTTGAGACCAACCATCTAAAGTTTGGGCCATTGGTAACAAGCGACCAATGCTTGTCAGTAAGTCAGTAAAACCTTTGGCCTTAAGATCTTCCGCACTCTTAATGTCATTACCTTTGCTGTCAAGGTTGTAGATCTGTGGTAACGCAGGGAAACGTGGCGCTAATACAGAGGCTTTAATTGCCGGCCAAGCTTCCCTACCTTTATCACACTCTTTTGCCGGACAAGTTTTCTTCCCATGCGCATCTTCTATACGTTTTTTAAAGTACCACTCATCATCTTGGTCCTTATAAGCACACTCTGGACACTGTTTCACAGATTTATCCAACACATGAAGCTTACCCTCAAATCGCACTGCGCATTTAGGACATTTCCAATCGGTAACCGGATCTCCCTTCCAATCTGTACCCGGATCTCCAGGGGGTAGCTCTTCCCATTCTTTATCCTTTGTCCATCGGCCTTTGCGGAAAGGGACAAGTCGACAACCTTTGTCTTTTTTCTTACATCCCACCCGTATACCGCATTCGGGACAGGTTCCATCTGGTAATTTACGGATCGTTAGCCACTTTTTACCTTTTTTCACCGCACAAGATGGGCATGATGATCCTTTTTTCGGTAATTCAATGATTTCGAATGTGTTGGGTTGCTTTCCAGGTACACCAACTTTACACATCTCACGTTCGGGCTTCTTGAAGAACTCTTTATACCACTTGGTTTCTTTGAGTTTTTTAGGTGCTTCCTTTGGTTTGGTTTTTGCAATGCCTGGTTGTCCAGGAGCACCAGGAGGTCCAGGAGGCCCAGGTGGTCCAGGAGCACCAGGAGCACCAGGTGGTCCAGGTGGTCCAGGTGGAGGAGGCCCAGGCGGTCCAAGGGGTCCAGGTGGAGGAGGTTGGGACGGTGGGCCTGGAGGTGGAGGTCCAGGGGTTTTAGGTGGAGGGGGTCCTTGGTCTGATGGGGGTGGTGGTAAAGTTTCTATCGGCACCTTTCTCGCCGTCTCAAATGCTTGCATATGTAACTGAAGCTCTGGACGTTTGGACTTGAGTTCGTCTAAGACCAAACTAAACTCTGATGGGGGTGGTGGTGAAGTTTCTATCGGGACCTTTCTCGCCGTCTCAAACTGAAGCTCTGGACGTTTGGACTTGAGTTCATCTACGCTTAACAAGTCACGTTTAGATACCTGGAAGCCGGGAACCTGTTCAGCTAATATCGCCTCAATATCTTCTGGGTTTTCTTTTAATTCATCAGCTAGCTTGCGATAAGCCTCAAGGTAGGCTGCTCTCGCTTTATCCAAAATGTTATCATCTTCTGGACTAGTTTCCTTAGGCTTGCGTCCCAAAAATAAATCGCGCAACCGATCCTTTTGATGCCATCCGAGCATTCCCACCATACCCAAGCCAGCCGCAAGTGCAGCTACTGCTGTGTACTTTCGGGGGTTCGGAAAAGCTTGACGCAACGTCTTATACAACACATCATCTACATCCAGGCGTGTAAAGCCATCCACACGATTGGGTTGTCCCAAGTAGACTAAGTAACACTTCTTGTTATGTACAAACTTTTGAATCGGGCTATGCTTACGCCCCTGCACTTGCTTCAACGACTTGTACTCTAAGGCTTTACCAATGTTGCGCAGCAAGGCCCGCACGGCGCTTCTTCGATTAACCTCTACAGGCTTTATGAAAACTTGATCTTTCCACAAGACCACTTGCGTATGTTTGCGTGGACATGTCATTCGTGTTTTTTATTGCACAAAACATATAAAAACATAAATCCACAAGTCCAGATCATCACAAAGGAGAGAATATCTAATTATCTTGATGAACTAACTGGTGGACACTGACAACGACGTAAATCATCATACCCAACATGGGTAAATAAAACAACAATAACTTCAACCACTTCATAATTGCCCGTACAGCTCTAAAAGAAGCAGTCAGTCTCAGTTCAGGTAATAACCTTTTATTTATTAATCAAGGTGGTGACATGGAGAACTTGGCCTCGCTGACAACCATATATATGTCTTCCCATGGCTTGGAAGAGATTGATAAGTGTACAATGATCAACATCATCCAACAATATTTACGAACCCAATTTAAAAAGAGCTTGGAAGGTACAGCATGCTAAGCTTAAAAGTCTTCATCCAGCTTAAATTCCACATGTTTGGACTTTTGGTACTGTGACACGCGGCTTTCAAAAAAGTTCGTGACACCACGCAGAGAGATCGAATCCATCCAAGGAAATGGATTCGTAACTTGATACAGCTTGGGATACCCAAGACCCACCAACAAACGATCAGCAACGAACTGAATGTATTGCAACATCATGGAGGCATTCATCCCAATCAGGCTTACCGGTAGAGCACGGGTAGTAAAGTCGGTTTCAATAGCCACGGCTTCGCCAACGATCTGATGCACCAGCTCGGTAGATAACTTGTTCTGGATGTACTTTGTATACAAGAGCGTGGCAAAATCACAATGTAAGGCTTCGTCACGGCTAATCAATTCGTTCGAAAACGTTAGACCCGGCATCACACCACGCTTCTTCAACCAGTAGATAGCACAAAAAGAACCTGAGAAGAATAAGCCTTCAACACACGCGAAGGCCAAGAGGCGCTGGGCAAACGGTAAATTGGAAGCCATCCATTGCAAGGCCCATTTAGCCTTCCTTTGCACCGCAGGAATGGTGTGCATCGCTTCAAACAAATGCTTCTTCTCTTTCGCATCTTCGATGTACGTATCGATCAACAGACTATACGTCTCAGAGTGCACATTTTCCATCATCAGCTGAAAACCGTAGAAGGCTCGGACTTCAGGAATTTGGATCTCTTGCATAAAGTTTTGGGCTAAATTCTCCAGAACAATACCATCCGAGGCCGCAAAAAAAGCCAGTACCATCTTGATAAAGTGTTGCTCGTCCGACGTTAGACGCTTCCAATCCTGAATGTCCTGGGCAAAGTTGATTTCTTCCGCGGTCCAGAAGCTAGCCATATGCTTCTTGTACATCTCCCAAATCGCTGGATGACGAATGGGAAACATAACATAACGGTTGGGGTTTTCACGCAACAAAGGTTCCATGGATGGAGGGTTGATGATTTTTTTTTAAAGTGGATCTAATAAAAAAGAAATACCCGACAATGTCAACCACAGCCAAATGTACCAGCTGCCCCAACAAAACCGCATGTAAGGTCGCACCCTATTATGGCCAAGCTCGTGTTACTGCCTCTGACAAATGCATGTGTACATGGCCTCGATGGGGTGCCTATGGAGGTTACGGAAGCCAACAAACACAGGGATGGGGGTGCCAGAAATGCATGACTTGCGTGCCGCCTTATGTGCCTACAAACCTGGCCCCATGTGTCAGTTCGCCATACCCGACTTTGTCCAAATTCAGAATTGGTTGGCCGCCAAAGTTCAGAATTCCTATGAAATCTTGTAGACCAGGATCTTGGCAGGCGTCTCAACAACTAGAGGCCCTTGCGCCTGTTACGTATTAAAAATCCGGTCATAAAGTTTCGACTTTAATACATGCCAAAGCGCCCGTTGGAATTGTTAAAGAACGTCAAGCATCGCAAGCTGCGAAAAATATGCCGAGATCGTCTGGAAAAGGCTACAATGGAGGATGACATCTTTGAACGTTCATCTGTTGCTTTTACCTTTGGTGACGACGGTACGCTTATGTTCCGGACCAGGTCATCTGAATTAACGCCAGCGTGCATCCAATGTTACATGAAGGACAACAAGGCTATTGATCGCAAGGCTTGCCGAAAGCATCACCATTGTCAAAGTTGTTATTATTCATTTACAAAACGCAAAATCTTAAAACAACACCTATTTCTTCATGCTGGTAAAAGACCCTACCAATGCCCCGCCTGCAACAAGTCATTTGCGAAAAATGGAAACTTAACTACACATTATCGTGTCCATTCCGGCGACAAGCCATACCAATGCCATGTATGCGGCAAGTCGTTTGCGCGAGGTGGAGGCTTAACTAGACACATGCGCGTTCATACCGGGGACAAGCCTTACCAATGTTCTCAATGCAGCAAGTCATTTAAGACATGGGGATCGTTAAATGTGCATCGCCTGACCCATTCTGGCGACAAGCCATACCAATGCCCCATATGCAGCAAGTCGTTTGCTAGCCGTGGAAATTTAACAATACACCACCGTACCCATTCCGGGTATAAACCCCACCAATGTCCACAATGCAACAAGTCATTTACGACAAACCGCGACTTAACGCGGCATCGCCGAACCCATTCTGGCGACAAGCCATACCAATGCCCCATATGCAGCAAGTCATTTAGGTACAGAGGACACTTAACTCCACATCTGTGGATTCATTCCGGCCATAAACCCCACAAATGTCCACAATGCAACAAGTCATTTACGACAAACAGCAGCTTAACCACACATCTCCGGATTCATTCTGGCGAGAAGCCCTACCAGTGCCCCATATGCAGTAAGTCATTTGCGTCAAATTCAAACTTACGAGCACATGAGCGTCGGCACGAAAAATCCAAGACTTGGACCAACGTTTGTCATATGGTGGAGTATGGAACGCAAGTGTACCAAGCTGGCCAAGGCAACCTGCAATGTGGTCAGCGGTTCAAGACCAAACATGGTCTCCAGTACCACATCCAGATTTGTCACACCAAAGAAGGCATCAAAAAGAAGTTTAAATCCGAGAAACAACTTGAAGCCTTCTTCAAGGATAAGGGTGTGGTCTTTCAACAGCAAGTTCATGTGTCCTGGAGTCAATGTCCACAGCTTCAATTGGGTGGTAAAGCCGCGCGTCCGGATTTCTTGGTCAACTTACCGGGTGTCAACGCCACAATTTTGGTCGGAAATGATGAGATGCGACACCGCCAGTACGCTTGCGACTTTAAGCGTACGATCAAATTGGCCGCAACTTTGACACCAAAGCACCCAACGTTGGTTTATGTGCGCTTTAACCCTCATTATTATTACCGTGGGGATTCTCTATACGATCAATCACTCAAAGAAGGACACAGAAGGATATGGGACATCTTGACGACCAAGTTAACGAACTTACAACCAGGACTTAACCTGATTTATGTCAACTACGATCAAGTGGAGACAGATGATCCCGAGTTGTGGAAAAGGTTAAAGCATTATGTTGAGGTTCAAGACGGTGATGAAAACTTTCAAAACCGCACACTACTTCAAGACTGTGTGGTTGGCGTTTATTAAAGCTGCCCACACAATTGAAAAAAAATATTTGTTTTAATTAAACACTAAATACAACAATGACTGAGACTTATGGAGATCACGAGAAGTACATGTCAAGTCTTTATACAGGTATTATTGTCTTTGCCAGTGTGCTAGTCTGGGGCGGCTTAATGCTCTTAGCCATCAAGAAACACTGGAAAGCTCGGGATAAAAATGGTGGAGGTACATTTGGTATTTTATTAGGTTTTGCGTTGCTTGCAGGTGCCGTGGCCTTTGGAGTCGCCATCTGGCTCATGAACCCTGATGGATCCGAAAAGGTCTGTGAAATACGTGACTCTGACTAAATTCGCCGGAACAAAAAACGGGGGGCCACCAGGATTTGAACCTGGGCCAGTGCGTCCCAAACACACGATGTTAAACCCCTACACTATGGCCCCAATTGGTCATTGATGTAGGTGCCAATAAGCCGTACCAAGCATGCAGGAAAGATGCCTAAGTATTTGATTTTGCTCTTGCACGCCGCAATGTAATGTCGCTGAACGGCTTGACGCGTAGGTGTAAAGAATATGCCACCGCCCCATTTGTTTTTGTGGCCCTTCTCCAGGTACATTTTCAGACCCTTGCGCCAAGTTAAAGTTACAGGTTCATTTTGTCCAACCACCTGTGGAGCATCATAACGCCACACAGTTAACGAACGTTTCGTAGAATGGATCAACTTTAAGTAACGCTGCGTGTACCGCGTGCGACAGTACACCCGAGATCCATAATGCGAAGAAACGTAGCTCTTCAATAAATATTCTTTCCATTCCTTCTTATCATTGACTTTTCTCTTGTTCATAACTTTCAACAATTCCTTACGACACTTTAACCATGCTGCGCTTTGGCTGCGCATATACGCATCAAAGTTAGGATAATCCTGACAAATACCCTTAACTACTACAACCTGTTCTGCTGGAGTCATGCGATCATGCCGTTGCACACCATATTGACGCACAATAAGATTCAGAACTAGATCAAGTTGTCGATAATAGTAACGGTTGTGATATTTGCGCTGTTGAGGGAATACCTCATTAACAAGCATGTGTTGAGTATGTCGACTCTTTCGCACATCTTTCCACACCCACATGAAGGCTTTTTTTCTCTCTTTTATGTTTATAATTCAGAACATTCATTTTTTTTTTATTCGTGACGTATACCAATACCTACAGGGAATCTAGGTTTCCCGTTAGCATACTTTTCTTGGTATCTTACAGTGTACAACTGTCCTTGAAAGTTTGACGGGTCCTTTTGATAAGCTTCCCATGCGGCTTGTCTCTCAGCATGGCTACCTCGAGGACGACACTGAAAGATTTCTCCCGTCGGAGTCTGTAAAGTCCAGATCAAGCAACCTTCTTCCTTGCCTTCACCTTCGGTAGCACCAGCAATCTTAAATTCTTCATCCGAAAACATCTTAAATTTGAGCAAGTCAGTGCTCCGGTGCTTGACCATGTAAGGGGATGCAATATTCCGCAACATAATACCCTCGTATCCGGCCTGTACATGCTCATCATGTTGACGCTTAATGGTAGGAGCTTGGTCCACGCGTTGACAGTTCACCAAGCACAGCAAAAGATGATTAGCCGGTACCAGAGCTTGTAGGAACTTGTAACGAGCCTGAAACGAAGTCTGAGGTTGTCCAGGAAAATATACATCAAAAATGTGATACTGAATATTTGGCGCCCGGTAAGGTCTCTTCTTGCGGTTACAAATCCCATTCAAGGTCCGGAACGGCATCTCGCGACTGTAAAGTTCACCATCCAAGATGAGGGGTTCCTGAATCTTCAAGTCCTGGATGGCTTCTATAATGCTCAAGAACTGTGGGAAGATCTTGTTATTTCGGGATTTTAGTTCCACTAAAGCTCCTGGTACACAATGTGCACAAGCCCTAACCCCATCTAACTTGGGTTGCGAGAAGCAGGGGAACTTGACATACTTGCATTTCGCCGGCCACTTGTGTGCCAACATTGGGTAAAACGCCACACTCTCTTTTTGTTTTTGCTCGGGTATGGCTTCGGTGTAACCTTGTTTGTTCACTTGATCTTGCCACATCTTGGCCGCATCTCGTTTAGCTTGTTCCAGGATTGTACCTTGACTCTTGGCGCGGCTAACTTTTTTTCGAGTCTGGATTAATTTACCATCTTTTTGACCGTAACGTTTCAGGATATACACATTTCCTTCTTCCATAATCTCTACCCAGACTTGCCACTGTCTAATAAGGCCCCGCTTACTCAGTGTATACAAGACAGGAAAGTCCTCCATTATAAAGAAAAGATGTTATCCCACAAACCGGAACATAAAGCACGAAAGTCAACCGGAACACACACTAAGTTAACCAACTCCCCGGTACCTATCCATACCTTACCGCGCTTGGAGGTAAAGTACCCTATGGGTTTTGAAAACCGCCGCCGCAGTGCAATATGTTTCCACAGCCTAGAAGACTTTCACTTTGCGGTTTACGGGCGTCGCCACAGTGCGCCGGATATACTTACAGCCACAAAAACGAAAGAAGCTTTGACTTCGCCGTATTCTTCATTGTCTTCTTTGTCGACGCCATCTTCTTCTTCTTCTTCTTGATGGGTTTTTTGCCCCATACCTTACCGCGCTTTTGGGCTGTAGCCTTCATCGAATCTTCAAGGTTACAAGGTGTATTATAATTGTAAATAGTACAGGGTTGTTGATACTTAGCCTGACAAATTTGTTGTTGTCCCATGTAGTAACAGCTCCTGGGACCCATACCCGTATACGAAAGGGCAAGAAGTTCAGAGTCCATGTGATTTTGTTTTTAATTTATAGAATAACATTTCCATCGTAACCAGGAGTAAAACCATATTACTGCTTGATCAAGGACTCTACATATGCTTTGTTTAACAACCTTCTGCCTTGAGTGGTAATGATCTGATCCTCAGGGGATATAACAACAACAGCTGGAATACCTCTGACTTTGCATAGCGCCTGTAATTCTTCTCTCACCACGCTACTAAACGGTATAGCCCAAAGATTACTCATCTTTGTACCAAAGTACCCATTGAAGGCGTCCTCTGATCTATCACATGATACAAAGATAAAATCAACCTTAGAACGGTCAACCTCTCCGGCTAGTTGATTAAGTTGTGGGGTGTAGGCCCTACATGGCGCACACCACGAAGCTGAAAAATAAAGAACTAACCATTTACCCTCCAAAGTTGAAGGTGTCAAAGTGAGCAGATTTGGTGCAGATAACAGGCCATGTCTAATGAAGCTGGTGCGATCAAGCATAAGAGAGAGAGAGAGTTTTTGACAAAAGTCGCGGAATAATAATGTCTACAACTGATTAAACACACACTTATTAATGATTTCCAGAAATTTTGGTAGAACTTGGACTGATACTAAAACCAATCCTCGATTAATCGTTGTCATTGCACCAGGAGCTGGTACAGTTTATAATAATCGTGCGTATAAACGTTTGGCTCGTACCTATGAGATCAAAATTATTGACGCGAAAAGCCGCAGCGCAGGTTTTGATTACCCCGGGGGATGGAGAGATAATAAATCCCTGGACTTAAAATCCAGTGATAGAAAAGGTCTTCTAGGTTTAGCTAATACTGTGGGAACCTATCTTATCAATCATCCACCAGCTGTTGTTATTTGCGGTTCACGGGGTTCCCAAGTAACCATTGGGCTTGTGTGGAAGCATTATTGGCGAGGCCCTACAATTTGTATAAATGCTGGACCACTTACCAGTCACACCATCATTCCAAAGGGCGTTTATCCAATCCTGGTCACTATGGAAAATGATTATTTTGATACCCAAGAGAGGACACAAGATAAGTTTGCGCCTTTAAGTCAGGTTGATGGTAAGAATGTATATCGCTTCGATGATGGTCACATGCCAAATTTATCCCGACCATCCAATTTTTTATTAAATGTTGTCGATTTAGCTTTAAAAAAACACAGCATGCCTTCTAGTACGGATTATAAGGTGACTACGTTACATGGGGTTGTTCCTAGGACTAAGACCAAAAAAAGAAAAAGACCACCCACCCCCACATATACTGTTCATAGTCGTCACAAAGCTACATGGTTACGTGAACACAATTCATCGGAGCGCAAAAACTTTACAGCCAAAGTAAAAAATGGTACTAAACTAGTAGTACTAGACCATGATGTCGATGAAAAAGGGTATGAAATGGTATTGGTCACAACACCAGACCATAAAACAATGGGCTGGATATACGCTATGAACATTAAAGAATTATCTTGATTAACTTTTGTCGTCGTTAACGTTCCGTCAACAACAAGATGAGGCCAACGCTTACGCACTTTACCTCCACAAAACAGGGAACTTCAGGCAGTATCAACTATTTGTTCGAAATTGGATTGAGTATGCCAAGGCACGCCAACAGTATGCGAACATGACCGCGGATGACTCTAATTAACCCAAACTTTGAGCAACTCTGGCAGCTTCGGAATGTGGACCAAGCGTGGACCAAGCGGTACCTCCGTCAGTGTTAGGCGGCCTTGTTTCGTTAGTTAACGGCTCTGTTAAAATAGCTTCGTCGTCGAGCCGGTGGAGACGGTGACTTTTAACAATCCATTCATTTCCAGGAATATACGTAGGATTATAATAACCCCGCCGAATGTGTTTGATGTACTGGTAATGCGTCTGGTAATTTGGGGGGTTCCGGTTGTTGCACATCTCGTAGGCATCCAACGAATTACCAGTGCGACCAGGGGCCAAAGTTTCCAGGAGTCCTTTCACATGTACTTCACACTTGCTCTGACCTTGACCCATTGGTGAATTGAGAAAAAAAAAAGTGGAACATCAATAAAAGATTCCATGTGGACTTTCAGATACGCAGATGGAAAATGGGAATGTAATCTTAAGCGTCGCCGATGTATAGGCCTAACTAAATCCGGTACCCAATGTTCTAGAACTACAGTCTTTACCCTCCCGTACTGCTGGCAACACTTACAATCCGATGGTCACTTAGTGATAGGCCCAACTACTTTGCGCGGCTTTAAATTCTTGGGTTTATTTGCTTGCGGTAAAACCTTTATGCCGGGTGAACGTATTATTGAATATGTTGGATCCAAGATTCGCAAGAAAACCTTCCGCAAGCGATACCCTGGGAAAAAAGAGGTTGCTCCTTACGCCATTGGCCTTTTAGATGCGGCTTGTGTGCGCGGCGCAGGATCCTTGGCAAACTCATGCGGCTCCCGAAAGTCTAGGTGTAACGCCAAGTATGAAGAAGTTAAAGGAGGTAAAGTGTATATTGTCGCCACCAAGAGCATCAAGAGCGGTCAAGAAATTCTCGTAGATTATGGTGAGGATTATTGGAAACGAGATAGTGTACATAAAAAACATAAGACCACCGCCAAAGGACAATCCTATAACAAATTAAAGTACACATGCCGTGCAGACCAACCCAAACGTAAAACCACGGCAAGACGTATTACCAGAAGTATGAAGAAACGTACGACGAGAAGTATGAAGAGATATTAATTTATGCACAAGGTTGTGGAATGCGCAAGACGTCAATAACAATTCGACAACTAGACTTTGGTTTCGATGAAAACAAAATCGATTGAAGATTTCAACATGGACGATCGGGACCGAGTTTGATGCTTGTATACGGAAGAGGTTTTGTTATTGATGGTTTGCCATTTCTGATAATTGTACAATATTTCCCGCAAATTGTTCGAAAATTTTGTGATTTTTGTTGAATACTTTTGTGGGCCATGTCAAAAAGGTGTCCTGCCGTAATTGTGGGGTTGTGCAATATCAACGAAAAAAACCATAAACTCCACGCAACACAATAACCAACGTGGGTATCTTCGGGCCCCTTTTGTGTCTCACTTAATTTTTGTGGTCGTAACATACTTGTAATATTGGTAATTGCTTCTTCTTGAATGCTACTTCCGTATTGGTTTCGAAGGTTTGTCCAAATTAAATTATAAATTTTCAGCTGATCCTTCACAACGGGCACCCCATATGGCTCAAATATCACAAGCTTGTGTTTTCCACCAAATGGTCGAAGGGCAACAGCATTGACATGACCAATTAGTCCACCCTCACTGTTTCGTGTTGGTAGCCATAAAAATAACCATGCATTATCAAACTCTACGCATGATCCTTCAACATTCTGAAGTTGAAGCAGGACCCTAAAATCCTTAATCTAGGGCTGGGACTAAATTGCCCTAAATGATATTTAGGAAAAAATTAAATTTTGCAAAAATTTTTCAAAATGTGTACCAGAATTTTTTTTTCGCGGCGGCAGCTCGCCTAATCCTTTAATATCATCAAGTTTAAACAGGGGAGCTGGTAAACCTTAGCATTACCGGGTATTTCAATCTGGCACAGGCTAACTTGCGTACTCCCAGATAAGTGCATTCAGTTCTCGAATCTGTAACGGCGATTCCGCGGTTATGCGATCCACCATGCAGCCGCAAGGACATGAAGGCAGTTTGCCATGAGTAATCTTGTCGAAAGATTCGTCAAATAAAAGAAATGTAAAGTCTCGGAGACGTTCTACACTTAAGATAAAGAGTTCGGGGTTTGGGGCGCGCGGAATGGGTTGGGAATTCCGGCAGACTTCCACGTCGTTCGCAACACGATTAAAAAGTGTTAGCATTTTTTGCATTCAAACCAATCTTTCTATGCGTAAAGATGCAACCACAT